ATGCCTTGCGCATACCTAGATGTAGGTAACGAGGATAACTTAACTAGCAACCTACCTAATGTTACACCAGTGAGGAGAGGAGGTAGTAGGACTGCAAGTGATAATGAGAAAGCGTATGGTTATATGCCATATAAGTATTGCGCATCCACAGAGGAGTCTGCGTCATACAGAGTGTCATTAGAAATTAAGGGTAAGACTATTGGTGCGCAGGGTGAAGCATTTATGAATTTCTTTAAGAGGCAAACTAAACCTGTGCTTGCGCCTAGGCGTATAGTCCCTAAGAGTAATGCAAGCGGAAATGCGAAGGTATGGAATTGTAATGATGGCACAGTAGACGGACGTTGCTACCGTGACCCTACTAACTCTGCAAATATTATATTCATTCCTATAGGTGGAGATGAGAATACCTATGACTATAATAGCGGTGTTGGTTTAAGTGAGGTTGGACAGTTACAACTATGGATGGGTAATAACGTAACAGGCACAACTTCTACCACAACCAATAATTTGGGCAGTGGTGGTAACATATCGTATAACGCACTGAATGTAAACTGCGGCTCATACCCAGGTGCAGAGTGTTGGGATACATATACTCGCGGAAGCGGTAACACTACAGGACCGTTAGATGTGTATTCTGGATATAACGGAAGCGGAGGAAAAATTGCAGGAGAAAGGTGGTGGGAAGTAACTGCGTTTGGTCGCACTAATCCTTGGTGCACAAGTTGCACGAGTGGTAACTTTAGTGGTCAAGGTGTTGGATTGACATTTGTAAATGATTGCTCGATTGCAGTCAATCCTCAGCGTGTGGATGAAAACAATAATATGCGTTTAGGACCGTATGATGGTAAGATGACCGTGAGAAACTATTTGACTGGTAGTACTGTTGCACTAGGAAGAGCGTTAAATAACACAGGTAACCCATTCTTTGATGAGTGTAGCGACGCAGTGCCTCAAGGACGACCATATAATGTAGGAAACGATATTAACGGAGAATACACTTAATGGCATTTGGATTCCTAAAACCTGTTACGTCATTAAATGGACTACCTTGCACTGGTCACGGTCTCTGTTTACCCTCGACTGTACACTCAGTGCAGGCTTGCGGTAGTCCACCAATACCTTATACTATAGTAATTAAGAATAAGACTTGTTGGTGGCCACCTACACCACTGATACCTACTTTCCCTATTACGCCAGACCGCGCAATGGTGCAAGTAAACAGGATTCCTGTTATGGTATTCGGTGATACATTCACATTGCACATTGCTGCGTGCACTAATATAATAATCTATATGTGTCCATGCGGTAAAGGAGTGTGTCCTATTCCAACTCCCATCCCCTGTAGTAACCTAACTATAGAAGATAACGGTGGAGTTGGTCACATTAGAGTCTGTAACGCAACCACGCTTACAGTCTTTGCGCACAAACGTCCACTGGCACGTATCCTAGACCCTCTAGGAGTCGGAGTACCTGGATTTTCCTATCCATGTTACTCAATGATTGCATTTGGACACCCAACTGTGTTAGCATCTTAGTAAATTAACTTTAAATTATGGCAACTAAATCAGGAATGATGGGCACTGTATACAATACAGATTTCAGACCAAAGAAAACTCGTCAAGGACGAGGTCAACATACAAAATATTCGGCAACAAGTAGAAACAAAGCGAAAAAAAGATATCGCGGACAAGGAAAGTGAGTTTTCTAGTCCATAATTTACCTCCAAGAGAGGTTTTTGTGAGAAAGGAGTATCTCTATGACCTAAAAAAGGGTCATGGAGACCTAACTCCTGGGATTTGGATATCAGTTAAGAGCGTAGAAGCGAAAGCTTTGTATTTTGAGACGCTTTTGACTGAGTATGGAGCACTTTTTGACAAATTACCACTAAGTGCATTCGTCTGGAAGACCGATTATGGCGATTTATTGCCTTTAGACACCCTTCAACTGTGGGATTGCTTCGATTACAACATCACAGTCATCGAAAAACCCCTTTTAGGTCGTTGCTCCTTCTTTGGAAAGGACAAAAAGATGCATGCGGGTGAATATTTGTTTACTATCGACTCATGTCACAGTGAAAATTCGACTCTAGACACTAATTTTAGTGAATATGACCCAGAGCACAAGTCATTTAACATTATACAACTTGATAATGGTCAATTTGCTGCTCAACCTAACAATAGAATCATCTGGAAAGACATGAGTTTGATACCAGAGAAGACTAAAATGCCAGATTTCAATGTTTGTAGTCAAAACTACCGAGTAGAAACATCTGATAAGTGGTCAGTAGGGCATTCTGACGAATGGATGTATAAAACTGATGAAGAAAAAAATTCGGAAAACCCGCTAAATAGATAATAGCAACAAAATTGGAGAATTATGGTGGTCAAAGTAGACCGAGCGGAGTGGTTTGTTGCTGAGGGTAAGAGGTTAATCACTGACTACCCAAGCGATAAATATTCCAAAAAAGGATGTAAATGCCGAGCTACAGATTCAGAGCAGAAAAATACGTCAGTAGAGGTTTCAAGGACTTAGCACTCTCATTTAATGCTAATCCTTCTACTAAGGATTTTGGTGCTGTGAAGAATGAGAGAGCTATCTCTCAATCTGTAAGGAATCTTTTATTGACTATGTTTGGTGAAAGACCCTTCCAACCTCAGATTGGGTCTAGAGTCAGAAAACTTTTATTTGAGCAATGGGACGTCTTTGCTGCGGATAGTATTCGCACTGAGATATTCAACACTATGGAAAGACTTGAGCCTCGTATTGAAGTGACAGAGGTTAAAGTAGATGATGCTCCAGATGAAAATGCTGTTGAAATATCAATGGATTATATTATTGTTGGACAAGAATTAGTCCAAAACGTAGAATTCTTATTAGAGAAGACGTAACATGCCTGCTATACCGTCACAATTAACTTCTCTAGACTTCTTTGAGATAAAAGAATCAATCAGGTCTTACCTAAGGACTAGGAAAGAGTTTACTGATTATGATTTTGAAGGTAGTGCTGCCTCATATCTTATTGACATTCTAGCTTACAATACTTACTACACTGCTTTTAATGCTAATATGGCATTGAATGAAGCATTTTTAGAATCTGCAACTGTAAGAGATAATATTGTAAGAATTGCTAAACAATTAAATTACACTCCACGCTCAATCAAAGCACCTAAAGCATGTGTCCATATAAAAGCACAAACCACTACAGCATTGAATGGCACTACGTTTCCTGAGTTTTGTATATTGAGTAAAGGAGATGTATTTGTTGCTGATAACGCATTAGATACATTTACGTTTACTTTAACTAGAGATATTCAAGTGCCAGTAGATACAGGCACAGGTATCGCAGACTTTTCTAACGTTATCATATATCAAGGAAACTTATTAACATATAATTACACAGTCGATTATACTAAGAATCAAGAATTTGTAATTCCTGCAGAAAATGTTGATACTGAATTACTAACTGTAGATATTTCACCAAATGCTCAGTCTAGTGAAACTGATACTTACAATCTAGCAGGGAATGTAACTGGTCTTGATGAAAACTCTCGTGTTTTTTATCTTGAAGAGACTGATGACCAAAGATATAAGATTATTTTTGGAGATGGTATAATTGGACGTCGTTTAATTGATGGTGAATACATCACTATGAATTATGTCACCACTTTTGGTGTCGAAGCAAACGGTGCTGACAACTTTGCATTCATAGGACAGATAAAAGACTCTGATGGTCGTGTGATACCTCCACAGAATATCACCACAATGACAAAGGAGAAAGGTCAGCAAGGTGAAGACCAAGAATCATCATTAAGTATTAAGTTTAGAGCACCTAGAGCGTATGCAACTCAAAACCGTGCTGTAACAGAATCTGACTATGAGCACATTGTTACTGAAATATACCCACAGGCAGCGTCTGTGACCGCCTACGGTGGCGAGAAACTAGACCCTCCTGTATATGGAAAGGTATACGTTGCAATTAGACCAAAAACAGGAAATAAACTGAATGAGTCTACAAAAGCAAAAATTGAAAAGGATTTGAGAAAGTATGCAGTTGCATCTATCCAACCTGAGGTCATTGACCCAACCAGTTTCTTCATTATTCCAAGAGTTTACGTTTATTACGACGCAAATGGCACTGCACTTACTGGAAGTCAGTTAGGTACTAAAATTTTACAGTCAATCGATGAGTATAACAGAAGTGGACAAACTGACAGATTTAATAATAGAGTTGAGGGGTCAAAATTTGGTGCAATGGTCGATAATAGTGATACATCAATTTCTGGTAACGTTACACAACTTACATTGGGTCAAAATTTAGATAAATTCACATTTGGTAACGTATTTACACAATGTTTAAATTTTGGTAACCCACTTTATGACCCAAGTAGTTTTGCAGGAGACCCAGAAGGCAATGGAAGCAATTTAGGTGAAAAATGTAAGCCTAATTTCTCTGTTGTTAAGTCTGGTACATTCTATGCAACTGATTATACTGAAGAATTGGTCAATTTGACTACTGGGACAACAACCACTGCTGCAACAACTAGCACAGTCTTCTCTACCGACCAAACAACACAAGTTTTAGTGCCTGTAAACATCAGAGACGATGGAATGGGCAATCTTATGTTGGTTACTACTAGAGATGAGACAGAAGTTATCTTAAATGCTGCTGTAGGCACTGTAGACTATGGAAGTGGACAAGTTTGTGTAGGTCCTATTGCTATTCAGCAAACACCTGACGGTACAGAGCAACTTCCAATCTCTGTTATGCCAATATCTCCAACTATTGAGATTCCCCCAGGTGTAGACCCAACTTTCTTCAATCCAATAGTCAATCCTATCGATTATAACACTCAAAGTTTGCCGATTGCGTCTTTTGACCCTAACAATTTCTCTGGTTATAACTTAGGTGACACAAGTGGTCTAAATATCATTGACTACCCCTCTGATACCTTTACGTATCCTGTAGATACCTCTTGTTTCTAGGTGACGAATGCAAACGAAGAATATTAACGTATCGGATAGAGTTGAAAATCAACTTCCTGAGTTTATTAGGCAAGAGGATAGACAACTTGTAAATTTTCTCTTTGAGTATTACAAATCTCAAGAGAAAACAGGACGTCCTTATGACATTCTGAATAATCTGCTAAATTATCTCAATCTTGACAGTTATAACTCTAAAATGCTGTCAAGCTCTACACTATTGCTTGATGATATTAGCACGATTGATACAAAAATAGAAATTGAGAGTATTGACGGATTTATCGAGAAAAATGGCTCGATAATGATTGATAATGAGGTTATCTACTACGAGTCTGTAACTCGAGGACCTGATGCCATCATTACCCCAGGTGTATCATACCCACAATTCAATAAAAAGAAACAACAACTTGAAAATCCATTTATGTTGTTTGATGGGGAAAGAAGAGAGTTTCCTTTATCATTTTTAGGCACTCCTGTAGCACCTCCCAGTGCAGAGCACCTCATAGTCATCACATATAACGATATGTTGACAGCTGGGGTCGACTATACAATTAATGGTAGCAATATTGTATTTACAGTAGCACCTAGAGCAAGAACAGGTGCAGATGACTCAGAATTTACTCAAATTACATATTTGGTTGGTTATGCAGACCAACCTATCATAACGTTAGATGATATTAGCTATACAGAGTGGCAGGGCACAAAAAATTACCCATTACGAGTAAATGGAGTTGCATATAATCCAACATCTGATATTGGACTCGTAATTCAGAAAAATGGAAGGTTACAAGAGCCATATACTGATTATACCGTTTTTGAAACCACTGTAGTCTTTAAAAATCCTATTGGAGCAGCAGACGAGATTGATATTAGGTCAGTTGAGTATATTGCTCCTGTTTTTGGTAGTGGTGCTTCTGCTGTTGTTGCTGTCAACTCTGTAGGGCAAGTTTCTAGAATTATTCCTAAAACAGGTGGTAGTAAATATCGTTTAGACTTTAATCCTAAGGTAACTATCACTTCTGCTAATGGAAGTGGTGCTACTGTTAGGTCTTTGATTGGTGGTATCAAAAATATCAACTTAATTGACGGTGGACAAGGATATAACTCTTATAACCCACCTATACCTGTTGTAGCAGTCCCCACAGACTCTAATGGCACTCCTGCAAGGGTTTCATTGACTGTAGATGATGAAACAGGTACAGTTGACAGTATTACCATAGATGATAGTGGTAGTGGATATGGATTTATCCCATCTATTACATTTAAGAATCCATCAGGTGCTACAATCAGTCCTTGCACAATCGATAGCGAAGGTAGAGTAAATGTAGACAGTATTCAAGTATTAACAATGGGTAGTGGTTATTCTAACCCTCCTACTGTGTATATTGACCCTGCTCCTGCTGACGGTATTAATGCACAAGCACAAGCAAGGATAAACCAAGATGGTCAAGTATATGAGATACAAATAACCAATAGAGGTAGAGGGTATGTAACTGCACCTAGAGTTGCTATCATAGACCCTGTTGGTGCACAAGTCCTTGACGTTACTGTTGCATCTGGGTCAGTTACAAACATTGATATGTTAACAGGTGGTAGTGGTTACACTGATGCTCCATCTGTGTATATTGTTGACGATAGAAAGGATGGATTTGGCGAACCTATTGGTGGTACTGGTGCAACTGCTGCAGCGACTATATTCAACGGTGAAATTACTGATATTAACATTACTAATTTTGGTAGTGGATATTCCACCGAGTTTCCTCCTAAAATCTTCATTGCTGAGCCTAAAGCAGCAAGAGCATCTCTAGATGTTGGATTTGATG